AAAAAAATATTTTGAACAATTTGATTGTTTAATAGTAGATGAATTACATATGTTGGGTATTAATGAATATAAAGATGCTAGATCTATAATATCAATAGGTGAAAAATGTATTAATGCTAAATGGCGATTAGGTACAACAGGTACATTACAAGATACTAAATTACATCAATTACAAGCAGAGTCTTTATTTGGTACTAGTTATAAACCAATTACTACTAGTGAACTTATTAAACAAGGATATGCAACAAACATAGAAATACATTCTAAAATTTTACATTATCCAAAAATAATAATTAAACAAGCTAATAAATTAGATTATATTAAATCTGTTGAATTTATTGAACACGCTAAAAATCCAAGACAAAAAATAATAATTGATTTAGCATTATCTACAATACATAATACTATTATATTATTTTCTCATATAGAACATGGTACCAATTTATTACGTAGAATATATTTATCTTTTCCTGGTGTATGGGAATGGGTAGAAAAATTTACAAGTATATATCCAGAAGAAGATTGGCTTAAATATATAAATGAACAACAAGATGTTGTAATACCAAGAAAAATTTTTTATATTGATGGATCAGTAAAAGCTGAAGATAGAACAGATATACGTAGAATATTGGAAGAAAATAATAATTGTTTATTATTAGCTACATATGGTGTTTTTTCAACAGGAATGAATGTTAAAAATTTACATAATTTAATTTTAGCTTCACCTGTAAAATCTCAAATTAGAACCTTACAAAGTTTGGGTAGAATATTACGATTACATGATAGTAAAGAAAAATCTATTTTATATGATATTGTAGATGAAATTAATTATCCGTATAAACATTATCAAGAAAGATTACAATATTATATAAATGAAAAATTTTATTATACTGAAGAACATATAGAATTAGAATGGAAATAATATTTGATTTTTTTGAAAATATAATGTATAATGTATACATCAATTGAAAGGAAATAAAAATGAATGTATTAAGTTTATTTGATGGTATGAGTTGTGGACAAATAGCACTTAATAAATCTTGTATTTCTTATAATAATTATTTTGCTTCTGAAATTGATAAATATTCTATTAAAGTAACTCAACATAATTATCCAAATACTATACAACTTGGTGATATAACAAAAATAAAAAGTATTGATTTGCCTAACATTGATTTATTAATGGGTGGAAGTCCTTGTCAAGGATTTAGTTTTGCAGGAAAACAATTAAATTTTGAAGATGAAAGAAGTAAATTATTTTTTGAATTTGTAAGATTATTAAAAGAATGTAAACCTAAATATTTTTTATTTGAAAATGTTTTAATGAAAAAGGAATATGAAGAAGTAATAACAAAATATATAGGTGTTAATCCTATAATGATTAATAGTTCTCTTGTTTCTGCTCAAAATAGAAAAAGATTATATTGGACTAATATTTCAGATATAAAACAACCTGAAGATAAATTAATTACATGGAAAGATATTAAATACAATGATACAGATACAATAAAATATAGATATACTGAAAAATCAATAAAATTTTTAAATGAATATTTAAAATATAATAAAATAAACCTTGAAATAAAAATTATTTTTGAACCATCAAAATTAAAAAAATATGGCTTGATTGAAATTATAAGTGATAATCAATATCTTGCTTCAATGAGAGGAAGATATTTAATAAATAAAAAAAGACAAGATTATAAACAAAAAATAACAGGACTTACAAAGCAATATATTGAATTTAGACCAGATGAAAAAACAAATACACTTACAACTGTTCAAAAAGATAATGTTATAGTACCATTTAAATTAAGTAAAGGTATACCTGTTGAAGAATTTTTTTATAGATTTCTTACTCCTTTAGAATGTGAAAGATTACAAACTGTACCTGATAATTATACAAGTATTGTTTCAAATAATCAAAGATATAAAATGTTGGGAAATGGGTGGACTATTAATGTTATTTCACATATTTTGAATGGAATTAAATAATATATCAATAAATTTAAGGAGTTAAATATGGCTGTATCTGATTTATTACAAAAGATTATTAATGTATCTGAAAACAAGTTAGCTACTATTGTATCTAATGGTACATCTGGAGACATTAATAAATACATTGATACTGGATGTTATTTGTTAAATGCTCAGTTAAGTGGGGATATTTATAAAGGTATTCCTATAAATAGAAACACAGCATTTGTCGGAAAAGAATCGACTGGAAAAACGTATGCTGTTGCTAGTATAGTAAGTAATTTTATAAAAAACGAACAAGATGCAACTGTTATTTGGTTTGATACGGAAAACGCAGTATCAAAAGATTTCTTTGAAAATAAAGGTGTTGATTCAAGTAGAATTGCAATTTTTCCTGTTGGTTGTTTACAAGAGTTTAGAACTCAAATTGTTAAGATATTAGATTCTCTTAATGAAGAAAAGAAAGTTAATGCTATGATAGTATTAGATTCTTTAGGTATGTTAGCATCAAGTAAAGAAATTAATGATGCAGCTTCTGGTGAAGATAAACAAGATATGACAAGAGCAAAAACTATACGTTCTATTTTTAGAATAATATCAACTAAACTTATGATACATAAAATACCAATGTTAATTACAAATCATACGTATGAAACAATGGATATGTATGGTGAAGATGCAATTGCTGGTGGTGGTGGATTAAAATATGCAGCATCAATAATTTGTATGTTATCTAAAGCACAAATTAAAGAATCTGATGGAACAATTTCAGGTGTAACTCTTACAAATAAATTAATAAAAGGTAGACTTTCTAAAGAAAAAACAAAAGTAAAATTATTATTATCTTATTCTAAAGGATTACATCCTTATTCTGGATTAGTTGATATTGCAGAACAAGCGGGTATTTGGGTTAAAACTGGAAATAGATATAATGTAGATGATAATAAATTATATGAAAAAGAAATTATGAAAAACGCTTCAACATATTTTAATAAAGAGGTGCTTGATAAAATAAATGAATATTGTCATACGTTATTTGATTATGGTGCTAATGTAGATGATGATAACATAATAGAAAATGAACAAGATGAAGATGTTATAGTTGAAGAAAAAAATAATAAAAAAAAGAAAAAGGAAAAGAAAAATATAGTAGAAAAAGATGAAGAAGTTGAATCTATTTTTAATAGTTAAATATAATGGATGTAATAAAATTTATTACTAAACATATTGAAAAAGAAAATTTTACTATAATATTTAAAAATTCAAAGTATATGAAAGAACCTGGATATGGATATTATATGGGTTCTTTCGATATACGTAATAAAACAATTATAGTATGTATGAAAAATATGTATTGGAAAGAAAACTTGTTGCATGAATATTGTCATTTTTTACAATATATTAATCGTAATAAAACATATATTAAATCTATTGATAGTTATTCTAAATATATAGATTTTATTAATGGAGATAGAAAAACATTATCATATGAAGATATATTATCTTGTATGAAATATGAAAGACAAGCAGATATGATGGTAATTAAATTATGTAAAAAATATAATATATCGTTAAATATTTCTGAATTTATAAGAGAAAGTAATTATTATACATTTACATTTTCATATTTATATTTTACAGGAGATGTTGCAAAACAATTAAATAAAAAAGATATTTGTAATATACCTAGTGTATATAAACCGTATTCATATTATTTTAACAAAAGTAGGTTACCATGGAAGTTGAACATATCGAATATGTGATTATTAAAAATTTAATAGATAATAATGAATATTCTATTCAAGTTGCTCCTTTTGTAAAATCAGAATATTTTGAATTATTACCCGCACGTTTTATAGTAGAAAAATATATTCAATATACTTCATTGTATAATTCTATTCCTTCATTTGATAATGTTTTATATGAAATAAAAAGAGATACTATTATAAGTAGCAGTGAAAAACTAGAACAAGAATTAGAAGAATTTATAAATATTTGTAAACAGTATAATTTTGAACATAGAGAATTATCTTGGTTAATAAAAACTACAGAAGAAAGATTTCAAGAAGTTGCTTTAGAAAAAGCTATTTTAGAAAGTGCTAAACTATTATCTGATAAAAAGAATAAAGATAAAAAAATACAGATACCTGAAATAATTAAAAACGCTATGAGAGTATCTTTTGATATAAACGGTGGTCGTGAATTTGGAACACAGGATGATATAGACACTCAATGGTTATACTATCATACTCAATTACATAAATATCCATTTAAAGAATGGTCCATATTAACTAAACGTGCTATGAAAGGTGGATGTAGTAAAGGTAAATTACATATTGTAACAGCAGGTACTGGAGTAGGAAAAACATTATGTTTAGTTAATATAGCAAAACAATTATTATTAGAAGGATTAAATGTTTTTTATGCTACTATGGAAATATCAGAAAACGAAATAAGAGAGAGAATAGATGGTAATTTATTTAATACAGATATTGAAAAAATGGTATTTGTAGGAAAAGATAAATATTTAAATAAAATACAAGATATTAAGAATAATACAAAAGGGAGATTTTTTGTTAAACAATTTACAAATTCTTCTGCTAATGTTCTTAATTTTAAGTATGTGTTAAATGATTATAAATTAAAATATGATTTTACACCAGATGTTTTTATATCTGATTATATGGGTATTATGTCTTCTAGTAAAATTAAAATGTCAGATAATATGTATCTACATGGAAAAACTATATCAGAAGAACTAAGAGATTTTTCAATAGAACATAATTTGATTACTTGGACAGCATGGCAGTTTAATAGAGAAGGAAATAATAATTCAGATCCTTCAATGTCATCCGTATCTGAATCTTTCGGTATTAATTTCACTTCAGATTTTACTCTTGCTATAATAGAAACACCAGAATTAAAAGAAAAAAATCAATATCTTTTTAAAGTATTAAAAAATCGATATACAAATATTACTTCTGATAATGAAAAATGGTATACATATGTAGATAAACCAAAGCAAAAGATTACTGAATGTGATATAATAGAAAGTAATTCATCAGAAAATATAGATTCTGATAATTCTAATAATAAAGTAACTATTAAATTTTAGGAGTACATAATGAATATTAGTTCGAGAATAGAAGAAATTATAAATTTTTATGGAAAATTTGGACTTGATAAAACTATTAAAAAATACAATATATCTAAAATTACGTTAAAAAGATATGAATCAGCATATAGGTCTAATAATAAAGAAGGTAATATTGTTGATATAAAAGAAGAAGTATTAGGGGATAGAGAAAAAATAAAATTAAAAAGTGATTTAAAAATAATAGCAGATAAAAATAAGCAACTAATATCAGATATTGCTGCATTAGAAACTAGAAATGAAATAGTTGATAAATTATCTCAACATATTGTTCAAACATATACCATTCAAAAAAAATCAACAAAGGGTATTCATGAAGCAACTGCTATTTCAGTATTATCAGATGTACATGCTGAAGAATATGTTGACCCTAATACAGTTAATCAATTGAATTCATATAATTTAGATATTTGTAAAAATAGATTATCATCGTTTTTTGAAAGAACATTAAGACTTATTGAAATTCAACGTAATGGTGTTAATATAAATACGTTAGTTATTCCATTACTTGGTGATTTAATATCTGGTTATATACATGAAGAATTAGTTGAAAATAATCAACTATCTCCTACTGAAGCATTATTATTTGTATATGATTTAGTTATATCAGGTATAAATTTTATAGTAAAAGAAGGTAAACTCAAAAAAATTATAATACCGTGTTGTGATGGAAATCATGGTAGAACAACTGATAAAATCAGAGTATCTACCAGATATAGTAATAGTTATGAATGGTTAATGTTTGGATTTTTGAAAAAATATTATGAAAATAGTGATGTAGTAGAAGTTATAATATCTAATTCATATCATTTATATTTAAATATATATGATTTTCCTATACGATTACATCACGGAGATTCAATTGCGTATGGTGGTGGTGTTGGTGGTATTACTATACCTGTAAATAAGGCTATTAATGAATGGAATAAAAGTACTAAAGCATATTTAGATGTATTTGGTCATTTTCATACGTTAATATGGGGTTCTAATTTTATTAGTAATGGTTCTTTAATTGGATATAATCCATATGCTCTTAAAATAAAAGCAGCATATGAAAAACCACAACAAGCCTTCTTTTTAATAGATGAAACTAGAGGTAGAACAATTCAATGTCCAATTTTTGTATAAAAAAGTATATATTATTTATAAATAATATATACATAAAAATGTATATAAGTATATGGAGTTATAACAATGAAAACATTTAAATCTTTTTATACTACTTCTTGTTATGTAGTTGAAAATAGAGTAAATGGATTATGTAAACCTTTTGTACTTAGAAAAGATGCAATTGAATATTGGGATATGTTGGAACAAAAATCAGAAGAACCTAAATTACATACGACTACTATTAATGATTTACACACATGGTTATTAGAATCACAAATACAAGAATTTTTAAATAATAATAAAAATATGTATATGTTGGAAGAAACGGTATCAGGTGATATGGCTGGATTAGGTCAAAAAATAGGAGATTCTGATGAACTATATACAATACTTATAAATAAATATACAAAGATAAAAGATGTTCAAAAGGATCCTTATTTTAAAAGTCTTCCTAGTGAATATCAAGAAAGAATACTTAGAGAATTGGAGAAATAATTATGTCTATTACATTTGATGATTTTATTGGATATTCAAAAGAATATATAATAGAAAGTAGACCAAAATTAATTTCATTTGAAATACAACCTGATATTAATAATAACTTATGGAAATTTATTAATATTGATTCTAAAGAATCATTTGATATACAAATTACTGATTCGTTAAATCACATTAATTCATTACATGCTTTTCTTACTGAGTTAAATGCATATGATGAATACACGTATCCTAGAACAGATAAACATATTGATTGGGCTGCTATGGCTGCTGAAGTATATACTAAAGGTAAAGCTTCTAAAATATGGATTCCTGAAAATAAAATTTCTATTCTAATTACTAAAAAAATTCAAAGTAGTGATTCTAAAATACCTATAGAACCTATTTCTATAGCAGATGAAGAACCTAAAACAGTAGGTGAAGTACAAAAAAAAGTAAATGATATCGTTAATACTCATTTAACACCAAAAATTATGACTGAAAAAGAATCAATAAATTTTATTAAAGAATATATATCAGAACAAATTAAAAACGTTAATAGTGATGATTTAAATTTAATTATGAGATATTGTAGAAAAGAAGCATTAGAACGAGAAATTAATAATAATAAAAATGTAAATAACTAAATATGAAATTTAAACAAGTATTATTAGAATTACCGTATTTTGAAATTAATAATGATAAAATATTTGATTTAGAAATAGAAAAATATAATAAAACACCAGATGAATTAATTAAAAAAATTATAAATATAATTAATGGAAAAGCATATATTGATAAATATGGTAATTCTATATTACTTAAAAACAGCAAAGATAAAAAAAAATTTTGGATAGATATATGCAATGATATATTACTTAAAAATATATTAACACGTGAAAATTTTTTAAAAATAGAAAAATTTATACATATATAATTTATTGGAGTTAATAATGAATCAAGATACAACATTAGTAATTGGAAGTGGTCAAACAGGTACTAGATTAGCGTCTATATTTTCAAATAAATATAAATATACAAAACGAATATTTTTTAATACAAATAATGATGATGATATATCTGATATTATTTTATTAAATTCCGGTGATAATAAGGGTGGTAGTGGTAGAAATCCTGAATATACTATGTCAGACGTAATGCCAAGATATGAAGAAAAAATTAAAAAATCTTTTATAGATATGTTTGAAAAAAATAAAGATATTACTAATGTTGTATTAATGAATTCATTAGGTGGTGGTAGTGGATCTGGTATAAATTATTGGATACTTAAAAATATTCTTATTCCATATAGAAAAGAACGTAATATAAATATAATTTCAGTAGTAGTATTACCTATTAAGTTTGAAGGTAATCCTGCTAATTCCAATTCATTAGTAATGATGAATATGTATTATTCATTATCAAAAGATGTATCTATTATTCCAGTTGATAATAATTTTCTTCGTTCTAAATTTGATTCATTTGAAGATATGAATAACCATATCTGTGAAATTATATATAGAATTATTAATTACGATTCTTTTGTTGGTACATCTAAAACTGGTGGATTAGGTACTTTAGATGAAAATGAAGTTGAAAGAATATGTCAACCTAATAATGGTTTTTTAAGTTATTATGAATTATATCAAAAAAATATAGAAGATATAATATATAGCTTAAATCAATTTGACCCTATCACATGTAAATCTCTCATTGTATTATTTAAAACACCTAAAGATAAAAATGTAAGTATTGAAACTCTTAATCATATAGATAAATTATTTACTAATCAAGTAAAGATTTTAGCTGAATCTGAAGGAAAGGAATTTAAAATTGAATTTATATGTAATGGTATTAATTTACCGTCTTCTTTTGAACAAGATGTTGATAATGTAATATCAAAAATTAGTAATTTAAAAGAATCAAAATCTAAAGATAAACAAGAAAATAAACAAAAAGTAGCAAAAGCGACTAAAAATTTATTAAAAATATAAAAAAGTAGTTGACTTTTTTCAATCTTATTATATAATATATGAGTAAGATTAATATTTGAAGGAGATAATAATTATGAAATCGAACGAAAATAAATGGAGTACTTTATCTCATAACGGTCCTTTATTTCCACCTGAATATGAACATAAAAATTTTGATATAAAAATTGGTGAACATTGGGTTAAATTATCTAAAGAAGCAGAAGAAGTATTATTTTGGTGGACACAAAAACATAATACCGAATATGTTAAAGATGAAGTATTTAAAAATAATTTTTGGAATGATTTTAAAACGTTGCTTCCTTCTCATTATTTATCCTATTCTTTTCCTGATAATTGGAATTATACAAGTATATTAGAATATATAGATAAAGAAAAACGTAATAAAATTAAAATAACTAAAGAAGATAAAAATAAAGAAAAACAAGAAAAAGAAAAAATAAAAGAGCAATACGGTTATGCAATTATTGATGGTCAAAAAATAGAATTACTTAATTATGTTATTATACCTCCTGGATTGTTTATGGGTCGTGGTGATCATCCTATGAGAGGTAAATTAAAACGTAGAATACAACCAGAAGATGTAACAATTAATATTGATACATCTTCTTCTATTCCAAATCCTCCAGAAGGACATGCATGGAAAGAAGTTATACATAATAAAAAAGGAATATATACTGCATCTTGGAAATCATCATTTACTGGTATTACTTCTATTAGTCCTACACGTACTTCATCTATAGTACAAGAATCAGATAAGAAAAAATTTGATAGAGCAAGATATTTAGCAAAAAATAAAGAAACTATAAAACAATATATACAAGATAATATTGTTAGTAATGATGAAAATGAAAAACAATTAGCGACGGTATCTAATCTAATTTATAATTATGCAATTCGTGTAGGTAATGAAAAAGATGAAGAAGTATCAGCAGATACTGTTGGCGCTTCTTCATTAAGAAAAGAACATATTATATTTAAATCAAATAGTAAAATTGAATTTGATTTTTTAGGTAAAGATTCTATTCGTTATAATAGAGAATATATAGTAGATGAAATATTTTATAATACACTTAAATATTTTTATGATAAAGCAGAATCTCGTTTATTTACAAATGTTAATTCTATTACTATTAATGAATTTTTAAATAAAGGACTTACTGGTATTACGGCTAAAGATTTTAGAACAGCAACAGCATCTGAATTATTATCATCATATTTAAAAACAAAAGATGTATCTAATTTAACAGAAAAAGAAAAAATAAATTTTTTCAATGATGCAAATTTAGAAGTAGCTAAGAAATTAAATCATCAATCAAATGTAGGTAAAACATTTGATATTACAGTTGAAAATATTGAACAAAAAATAAAGGATTGTAAAATAAGAATAAATGATATTACAAATCATCAAAATGAATTATCACGAACAGATTCTAAAACATTTGAAAAAGAATATAATACGTTGGAAAAAGAAAAAATAAAATTACAAACAAAAATTGAAGATTATAAAGAAAAAATAATATTAAAGAATAAGACTAAAGGTATTGCTCTTGGTACAAGTAAAACTAATTATATTGATCCTCGTATTATAATATCATGGTGTAATACATATAACGTACCACTTAAAAAAATATTAACAGCATCTCTTATTAAGAAAAACGAATGGGCTATTAATATTGAGAATACATTTTTTGAAGAGTATATATAATGTTGTATATTATATATATACCTATTTTATTTATTATTATAGTAATTAGCAGTTGGTTATCAGTTAAATTAAATTCAACTAATAAATCTACATGGTTAATAATATTATATGGTTTAAGTTTAATACAAGTGTGGCCGTTTGTTGCTAAATTTTCTAAAGATATTATATTTGATGCTTTATTGTATGATATATTAGTAGTATTAATATATACATTTAGTATCATATATTTTTCAAAACATTTTTCAATTACTATTGGTCAATATATAGGAGTTGGATTTATATTTTTAGGATTAATTGTATTTAAACTAACATCATAAGGATAATATGTATATGAAAACAATAGTATGTGATGTTGATAATTGTATATTAGATTTTTCATACACGTTTTCTCAATGGTTAAAAACAAAAAATATAATAATAGATGAAAACCCACAAGAATATAATATGGGTTTAATTAATGATGTTAGAATACAATATGTTAATGAATTTTGGTCTACAGAACACATGATGAAAATTCGTTATATGTATGACGCAATTTCAATTATAAATAATTTATCTAAAAAATTTATTATACGAATAGTAACTGCAATACCATCTATACATGAAAAAAGAAGAATAATTAATTTATTACCAGTACAATATCATAGTTTAGAATGTAATGAGAATAAGTATAAGATAATAGAAGATATAAAACCAGATTATTGTATAGAAGATTCACCTGAAATTATAATTAAAAATTCTAATAATTATATTACAACATTTATGCCAATATGGAATTATAATAAAGATTTGATGTTTTTAAATTCACCATATATAATAGGTTATCATAAAAACATTTTTTGGAATAAAGTATATGAGTATATAACATGATACCATCTTTTATAATTGAAAAATATATATCGTTTTGTGGCTTTGAAGGTATTACATTTAAATATGATAAATGGAATTTTAGATGTAATATTTGTGGTGATTCAAAAACGGATAAAAAGAAAAAAAGAGGATATATATTAATAAAAGATGAATCATATATATATTATTGTCATAATTGTAATACAAGTATTTCATTTGATAGATATTTAAAAGAATATAAACCAGAATTATATAATGATTATAAAAAAGAAATATTTGAATTTCAAGTAGGTATTAATAAAAAAGAAAAAATATATAAAACAGAAAAAGAAACATTACAATCAAATATATGTATTAATTATGATGTACTTAATAAATTAGAAAAAATAACACCCAATAGTAATGGGTGGAAATATTGTATAGATAGAAAAATACCAAAGTCTTTTATTGAATCTCTATATTATAGTTATAACTATATGAATTTTATACATTCAGAGGGTATTTATACATTTGAAAATGAAAATAAAATACCTAATAAAGACGAACGCATAATAATTCCAATATTTGATAAATATAAACAATTAACATACTTACAAGGAAGAAGTATAAATAAGAATAATAATTTAAGATATATGACTGTTGAGTTAATTAAAAGGTCTCATAAAATATGGGGTGAAAATATTATAAATAAAAAAATAAGTATATTAGTATTTGAAGGAGTATTAGATGCTTGTTATTTTGAAAATGCATTAGCTTTTTTAGGTGGAAGTTCAAATATGGATTATATATTTAATGAATATACACCTAGTAAACTTATTTATTGTCCAGATAAGGACGTATGGAAAAATAATCAAATAAAAAAAATAGCTTCTCAATTCATAGATAGGGGTGGTAGAGTTTGTTTAATACCAAAACAAATAAAAGGTAAAGATATTAATGATATGATTAATAATGGTATGAATATAAATGAAATAAAAGAAATTATAAAAACTAATATATATTCTGGAATTGAAGCAAAAGTGAGGTTATTATGACAGTAGATTTAATATGTACAAAATGTAATAAGAAAAAAAATATACTAGTTGATAATATATATCAAGTTAATATATGGATAGAAAAAAATCTGTGTTCTTGCGGAGAACAGTATAAAATGGATAATTTAGATTGGTTAACTCAACCTATTACTTTTAGAGGTGGTGGTGTAGGATGGTGTGGAAAAGGAGCATCTGCACCTATTGGTTCTCAAGAAAGATTAGATCATGAATTAAGAGAAAATGATTGGTTATCTGAAAATATTGAAAAAACACCACAAGGTCAAAAAGTAAAATACGACATGGAAAAAAATCAAGAAAAAAATATTTAATAAAAGGAGCATAATATGTATGTAGCAAGTATAGAAGGTATTCATATTGAAGAAGAAAATTTTGATGAATTTATTAATAAATTAGATGAAGCTAAACAAAAAATATTATCATCTAATAAATCATCTCAATATTTACAAGGATAAAACGTTTAGTATTTTGGAGAGGAGAAATGAAACAAATATGGTTATTATGTATACTTATTACAACTAATATATATTCAATTACAAATTTTTTAATATCAGATAATGATTTTACTAATGTTAATATGTTTTCAGAAAATATATATCATAGTAGATTTGATACATATATTGGAAGTAATAAGGTAACCTATATTTTACAACAATGTTTTAATAGAAATATTAATCCTCTTGTTGTATTTACTACAGGTCAAAAAGAATCATCTGCTTTTTATGGTCATAATACAAGAGATTTGAATGATTATTATCTTGGTGCAAAAATACATATAGATAAAAAAAACGGTAATACAAGATGGAAATCATTTACTAATCAAACATATATAGGTGTATATACTCTTAAAAAACATTTTAATAGTTTTACAAACACTAAAATATACTTATATAAAGAAGGTTATGTTAAACCATATAATGCAGCAACATATTCATTATATAAATATACACCACATTATTATGTTCAAATATATGGTGGATATCATGGAAATAAAACATTTGTAATAGTTTGGAATAGATTATACCAAGAGTTAAAAATTATAGAAGGAGATTAATTATGGAAGAATTTGAATTTGAAATTGGAACATATGTAAAATACAATGATGTAGAATATAATGAATCTGGAACAATAATAAAAACAACAATAAAATATGGTATTGTAATAGAAAAAAATTATAGTTATAATTCTTATTACATAGATGTATTTTTTGGTGATGAAACATATTCTTATATTAGAACAATTGATGAAAAATATTTATGTGAAATAAATGAAGATGAAATACATAATATTAAAATAATAAATCTAAATACAAAAATAAATGAAAGTAATATTATTCAATTACAATTAAAAAATTGTGAACGTTGTATATATTTAATATGTAATAATATTAAATATATATTTGATAATATAAATGCATTAAAATATGTTAAGATACTTAATTTTATATTAAAAACTAAAGATATAATTTATTTAAAAATATTTAAATATAATACACAATATATTAGTTATGCAACATGTAGTTTTTATGACACCTTGGATATATATTATCGCTGTTTATCTATAAATAATTTTATTGATATAGAATATATTAATAACGAATTAAATTCAGAAAAAAAATTTTTAATAATTAATGATGTAATTATTAATAAAAAATATATTAATCAATTAACTTTTAATGAAAAATAATTAAAAAAGTACTTGATTTTTTATAAAATATGATATATAATAGTAGTATATTTTATTTGAAGGAGTTTTAATATGATGGATAAAATAGATGAATTTAACTTAAAATTTCAAGATATTGACAAGTTTAGACTTGAAAAAAAATTCAATACCTATAATTTAATGTATAATAAAGTTTATAAAGAGTTTTCGGTATTTTGTTTAAACCAAACAAAATTTTATACACACCCAAAAGCTGAACAAATATTTGAATATGCCTGGATAGAAAGACATGATGAGGGATTAGCTGCGGTGCTTGGGTTGCTTGACGATTTATCTGATTTATTTAATTAAAAAAGGAATATAATTATGAAAGAAATTATAATAACTAAAGAATATCTTAAACAACATCCAAATGAAATATTTGTATTTGGTGATAATACTATTCGCGAGGGTATGGGTGGTGCTGCTATGTTGAGATATGAAAAAAACGTATATGGTTTTATTACTAAAAAATTTCCTAGTGGACGTGATTCTGATTTTTATAACGTAGATGAATATAAAAAAGTATATAATGATGAATTAGAAAAACTAATAATTGAAATAAAAACACATTCAAATCATATTTATTTAATTTCAAAACTTGGAGCGGGTCTTGCAAATAAATACAATATTTGGGAAAAGGTTATTGAACCTAATATCAAAAAAGATTTGAAAGTGTTTAAAAATGTAAAATTTTTATGGGAATAAAAAATTTATGGTAACATATAATATTAATAAAATATTGTTAATACATTGTATTTTATATGATATTAAAATATCAATGTTATTAGATGTTGATGTGATTCCTAAAATAAATAATATCAAAATTAATTATTTTAACGTATTTATGACAGTAAATGAATTACTATCATCTTCATGTAATAAATGTAAACAATGTTTTAATAATAGTTGGAATGAAAAAACTAAAAAGTATATTATGATTCAAGTTAAAGACACTATATTAAATGAAATATATAATTTTGAGGAAAACCCGATATTAACATTACATACATGGAAAGAAATAAATTAGGAGTAATATAATGATAGTTATGAAAGGTAAATATAACGTAGCAAAGGTAATGATTGATGAAATAGATTCTGCTACGAAAGAGCAGATTCAAGAATTTCTTAATCAGCCAATGTTTGCTAATTGTAACATTGTTATAATGCCTGATTGTCATGCTGGTAAGGGTAGTTGTGTAGGATATACCCAAACTATGAACGATTATATAATTCCAAACATTATTGGAGTAGATATTGGATGTGGTGTAACTTCTGTTAGATTAATGGGTTCTATTAATTTAGATAACATAAGCAAAGTCGATTCTCTTATAAAAAGAAATATACCTATGGGTAGTAATGTATATAAAACAATACCTAATGAAACTTTAAAATGCTTAGAAGGATGGAGTAATCCTTTTGGATTAAATAATGCACTATCTGAAAATATTTATTTAGATAGTGAAGTCGATTATGTTTTACGTTCACTTGGTACGTTAGGTGGTGGAAACCATTTTATTGAAATAGGGGTAGATTCTTCTGGATATTATTGGCTTACAGTTCATAGCGGTTCTCGTAAATACGGAAAAGATATATGCGAGAACTTTCAAAATGAAGCATATGATTTTAATAAAAAAGTATTTTCATCTATATCGTCTAAAGACGTAAACTTTTTATTTAAGAACAATTCAAATTATTTACAATATATGAACGAAGCCTATAGATATGCTAGAGTAAATAGAATATTGATTATAAATGCTATATGCAATCTTATCATGGAACATGATTATCTTGAACTATACCCTTCTATTAGAATTTATAGTAATGAATTTTATGATTTGATTAAAGAGTCTATACATAATTATATAGATGAGGATAATATTATTCGTAAGGGTGCAGTAAGTGCAAATAAGGATGAAGATGTTATAATACCACTTAACATGGAGGATGGTATTATAATTGGAAAAGGTAAAGGAAATAAAAATTGGAATTATTCTGCTCCTCATGGTGCGGGAAGAGTTTTATCTAGAATGAAAGCAAAAGAGCAATTAAATTTAGACGAAGCAATTTCATCTATGAAAAGTAAAGGTGTTTATACAACGTCTCTTACTAAAAATACTTTAGATGAAGTTAAGGGAGCATATAAAGATAAAGAATTAATAGTAAATGCTATTAATGATACTGTAGAAATAATTGATTATATAAAACCTATATTAAATATTAAAGCACAACATTAAAAAAGAGAAAGAGATTGTTTATGAAATATTATGTTTATATAAATGACGATATAAATTCAAAAATAACATTTGAGTATGAAGAACAAAATGCAATAATAAATAATAATGAAATAATACGAAAAATATTTATACAAGTATCTGATTCTGTTATAAAAAAAGGAATTACTGCTAAAAATTTATTAAATGTTTTTTATTTTTATTGTAAAGGAAAAGGTGGTGGAAATAATAATAAATGTCAAGGTAGTATAATTAATAATTTAAATAAAATAGAATATGATAAACAAAAAGTAAAAGAATATATAGAAAAAACATTGGATTAAAAGTATGAAAAAAATAAAATGGATTAGTCAAAATAATAGTAATAGTATTTGTTATTCAAATACAAAATTTGGAAAATATATAATATATAGTAATTTTTATAAATTTAATACATATTTTATTAATGATTTAAATACTATTGGTATTGAGGATGTTTTTTATTTAGGTGAATATGATACACTTAAAAAAGCAAAAAGACGGTGTAAAAATGATTATAATAATTTTATAAAATATTTAAATTAAGGTGTTTAAAAATGAAAACATTTAAAATAAAAAACGTAGATTGTAAAGGAGATGGAATAGTATATTTGTTTAATACTAATGAAAATAGATTAGATAAAATTAAAGAACAGGCTAAAAACATATTATATAAAAAAGAAAAAGAACATATAAAATATTTAGAATATACACCTTCTGATATGTTAAATTTTATAAATTGTACTATAGGATGTGGAGATAGATTATATCATACATCAAGAATAAAAGTATATGAAGTTGATTCTAAAACACATGAAAAAATAAAAAGAGGTGTTAATTTTTATATAGAAGTAAATGATAAATTAGTTGTATATTAGACGTTAATAAATTTGATTTTTTTGTAAAAATACTTTATAATATAAAAGTAAAAATATTGAAGGAAATTAAGTATGAATAATAAAAGTAAACTTAAATTTATAAAAATGACAGGATATGATGATACATGTTTAAAATGTAAATTATTATACGGTGTATGGTATATTATAAAACAAAGAAAAGAATGGCTTTTATTATTTGAAAACTATAAAAAAGATTCTGTATGTAATAGAATATTTGAAACAAAAGAAAAAGCAATACAATATGTTAATCATATTGATAACATAAGAAATGTATTTATTAGGAGTATTTTATGAAAATAGAAGAATACTTTGAATCAAAATTACCAGAATCTAAATTTGAAAAAAGAGAAAAAAATATATGGGAATACAACTGGATTAAAGTTTTATATGAAAATAAAGTTCCGTTTTGTTATAGAACAGCATTTAATAATAGAATAAGAAAAGAGTATGTAACAAAAAAAAGAAATTGTCTTAAAATAGATTGTTCTTTTTTGATTGGTTCTTATGATGATTTATATTGCTCATTTGGAATACCATTAAAAAAAGAGAGAGAAGATAGAAAATCAACTCTAATGCCACAATATCCATGTATTGCTTGTATATCAACTAATCACGATGATTTATATCCTATAATAATAAATAAATGTAGAGACGAAGATTGGGAAAATTTGTATTATGATAATTTAATTGATGAAATAAATAATAAAACATAAAATGAAAACATCATATTTTTAAAAAATTTATAATGGAGTGTATTATATGATATATATTATTAATATGTGCATGATTATAGTAATTAGTGTTCTTGTTAATCGAATTGTTTTTTTATTGCGTATTAATAGAAAACAATATTTAGAAGATATACTTATTATAGATAATGAATATTTAATACGTCAAAAAAATCTACTAGAAACATATAATGAATTTTTAACTGATGAACATAAACAAATAATGTTTAATAAAATTTGTAATATTAGATGTGATATACGTAAGAATAAAATAAAATTAAGTAGGTATAAACATGGGTAAAAACTATTCTTGTTGTAATAAAGATGGTAAAAGAAAAAAATTAGATTTTTATGAAACACCATATTCTATAACACAACAATTTTTAGATGAAATTAATAAAAATGATGATATATGTTTAGATTCAAAAGATTTAATTTTAGAACCTTGTTGTGGTAATGGTGCTATAATTAAGGTATTACAAAATTCATATAACAATATAATGTATTATGATATAAGAAAAACAAATATATGTTCAAAACCTAAAGATTTTTTAAATGAATCTAATATGTATGATTGGATTATTACTAATCCTCCGTTTTTTTTAGCTTTTGAATTTATTAAGAAATGTAAAGAAGTATCACGTAAAGGTTTTTGTTTATTATTACCTCTAAATTATTTACATGGTAAAAAGAGATTTAATGAATTATATAATGTTAATGATAATTATAAATTAAAAAATTTATATATATTTACACGGTATCCTATGTTAGGAGATGAAATTAATAGTGAAGGTAAATACAAGTCTGGTATGTTAGTATATGCATGGTATGTGTGGGTAAACAAATATGATGGAGACCCTAAAGTTAAATGGATAGATAATAGTAAATGGATTATTAACTCAAAAAATAAATAGGATTTTTTAATATGTCTATTAAAAAATGGTGTGAATTTATATGATATTATTACTTAATGATGTTAGATTAACATTAAATCAATCTCCTATAAATTATTATAAGGAATTATGTAAAAGAGATACGTATGGTATTGCTAAAGATTTTTATGAAGAATATGAGTATGCTAAAAATATAATGCATATTACTGTATTATTTTATAATGAAAGAGAAAAATGTATTTATTATGAAGATGGTACTCTTGTAAATAAAGATGTATCTGGTTTATATTTATTTAGAGGTGATGTGAATGTAGCTAGAAGAATATCTTATATGTTACATCTTTTTGAATATAATGGATTAATACCAATTATTTCAAAACAAGATTATTTTATTAATGAATGGTGGATAAATTATTATGGTTCATTAATAACTAATAGAAAAATAAATGTAATTTCTGGTATAGAATTATTATATGAAGATAGAAAAAAAGAATTATTTGAATATTATGGTAAACCGTTTTTTGTAAAGACGTTGTATAAACATATTAGTACTATATATGATGGAGAACCAGAAAATTTTGATATTTGTTTAATACAAGAAACCGCGAATATTGTTATTTCAGAATTTATGAATATACTAAAAGATGATTTTGGTACAAGAGAATATAGATGTTGGATAATAAATAAAGAAATATTTTCTATTTCTAGATATGAAGAAGTAGAAATAACACAAAACGAAGAAAAAATAGTTAGAGAATTTGTAAATAAAAAGTTGAAACATATCAATTCTATTTCTCCGAAACATTTTATTATTGATGTATGTGAATTACAAGATGGTACATTTGATGTTGTAGAAATTAATGATATGTCTTCTTCTGGTAGATATTTTAAAAATAAAGTAGATTATTTATCAAAATTATAATTGTGAGGAATATTATGATAGCATTATTTGAAGATAATACAGAAAAAGAAATAAAGAAAATTAAAAGTAAACGTATATGTAAGAAAAAAGATTCTATTGTACTTTCAAATAATTCTTTATGTGCATTTGATATAGAAGAATATAAAAAATTTATTATATGTGTAAAAGATTTATTTAAAGTAAATACAAAATCATATGCATCACAACATGAATCAATGTTTCGATTGACTATACAAAAAGGAAAAGTATATTTTACAAAATTTTATGAGAAATATTATATTAAATTTGAAATTAATTCTGTATGTTCAAATGTTGATATTTCAGTACTTTTACCACATGAATTGTTTGTTAAAAGTACTGGTATTATTGAAATAATATCAGTAGATGATAATTTTATTATTGTAAAAGTAAATGGAATAAATGTTACGTATAATAATAATGTACATAAAGAAGATTATGATGAATATATTTGTGATTTTTCTGATGTTAAAAAATATGTTTTGTCGTGTGATACTTTTTCTAAAATAAAAAAAGCATGTTATTTTACAGCAATAGATGATATTAATGAAGAAATACAATATGTATATGTAAATAATGGAGATATAGTTGCAACAAATAAAAAACATATGATTATATATAATTATGATAATGTATCAGATAATGAAAATTTATTATTTTTTAAAAGTGTTAAATTTTTTCCAGATGGTGAATGTACAATTAGAGTTAAAAATGATATGATGAATATAAATGTTGGAAACATAACATCTGTTATAAAAACATGTGATACATTTTTACCTTATAAACGTATAATTCCAAATAATAATTGTTTTCATTCACAAGTTGTATTTAACATGGATTCTATTATGAATGCTATTAAAAATTTATCAGTATTTTTTAATAATATAAGTAGTAAATATATTTTATTTAAAATAAAAGATGATGTATGTACATTAGAAGTTAAATATAATGGAATACAAACAATAAATATAGATTGTGAGTATAAAGGAGAATATAATATATCATTTAATGGAAATTTATTTATGTTAATACTTGAACATATAAAAACTGGAAAAGTTATAATAGATATATATAAAAATGCACCAGCAATTATTAGAGGAAATGATTTAAATTATAAACATATTATTATGCCATTAGATTATGAAATAAATTCATAAATTTGTTGTAATACATTTTCTTTATTCCATATTTCTAAATAATTTAAATTATGTTGTTTTGCTATTGTTCTTTTAATAATATCTCTTTTAGTCCATGTTTCTATGGCATTATCATAAAATTTAGTATTGTGATAATGCCATATTAATACTTGTTTCCAATCATTAATATCATTACAATTAAATGGATGATTACCATGTAACCATGTACCTTGATATTCTATATATAATAATAAACTTGGTATATAAAAATCACAATTAAATGGATATATATTATTTTTATATTGACGTATTATATCTGGATATTTTTTTATTAAAATATCATATATATAATCTTCATCTTTTGATGATTTAAACGTATTATTAATTTTCTTTGTATTGTATACTTTTGTATTCCATTCTTTAGTTTTAGAATAATCTTCAATACCGTATTTATTAAGGCATGTTTCTTTTCTTTTATTTATTTTAGATTCAACAAATTCTTTATTATTCCATAATTGTTTATATTGTTTTGATTGAGTATACGATTCAACATTATATTTTTGTAAATTTGTTTGTTTCATTTTTGGTCTATTATTAAAATTATCATATCCAAAATGAATTAATAATGTGTTCTTTTTTTTATTTTTTATTTGTTCTTTTTCTATATTTGTTGCTACTTTAAAATATTTTTTTTGTTTTTGTATTCTATAATTGCTTTTATTTAAACATGTATGACAACAAAATTTTCTATATCCTTTTATTATACTAATAAATTTTGTTTCTTTTCCACAATGTATACACATATTTTCTTTATCATGTTTAATATATTTATCATAGTATTGTTTAGATATATTATTTCCAGTGTACTTATGATTTATTTTTAAATGATAACTAAATTGTTTTGGTGATATATCTTTATTACAATATAAACATATCATATTTTATTAATATTTAGGTTGTATATTAACATCATTATTATCAATAATAGCTTTATCTGCTTGTATTTGTATTTTCATTTGATCTATTTCTTTATCTGACATTCCTAATATTTGTTTCCAAATATAATCAGAACTAAAATATGTTCCTTGATATTCTTGTACATCTCTAAGTATGTTTAATCTTGCTTGTAAATTGTTTAGTTTTTTTGCTTCAACAAATACAGAATCTTGTTTCCATTTAAAATTAATTTTTCTTTTAATTTCTTTCCATTCTTCTGGTTTAATTATATTTTTATATATTAATTGTTTACGTAATAATTGTAAGAATAGGATTGAAAATTTACCTTGTAATCTAGTTATGAATTTTAAAAATTTTAATTCTTCTCTTGTTATATCATTGTTAGTTAATGACATACTTACATTTTCTTGTCTATCATCAAAATTCAATCTAGAAAAAGGAACATTCATTGCTTGTAATGCTTTGTTTTGAAAATATTTTAAATCTTCAATTGATTCTAAACCACCAACCGAAGGTAATGTATCAATTTCAGTTCCTTTTCCGTTTCTTCTCATTAAAAAGAAATCTTCTAATATAGATGGGTGTTTTGTTTTAGGTGCTAAGAATCCAGTTGTATCATCTAATGTTTTCTTTTGTTTATATGAGTTAATAACTTTTTGCATATACATTTCAGCTTGTTTAGGAGGCATGTTACCAACATCAATATAAAACACTCTTCTTTCAGGAGACCTCACAATCCTATATATTAACATATGGTCTTCAAGAATATCTAATCTATTAATATCACGTAATGCATAATGTATCCATGAAACTGGTGTTCTTTTTTCACCCTCATACAATCCAGAAGGAGTTAATATAACTAACTCATCTGGTATTTTACCCAATATTTGTTGATTACTTGAATTTTGTAATTCTCTCGTATCATAAATATAATAATATTCTTTTTTATCTTTATCAAATACTCTTTTTAAAAATAATGGAGACATTGTTTTTAATTCAACAATACCCTTTTTAAGATTTTTTGGTTCTAATACCACTTGTATAAGAAGTCTACCATCAATATACCACTTTCTAAATAATTCATCACCATCATCATCCCAATTTAATAAATCAAGTATATTATAAAATTCTTCAGTTATTTTCTTTTTTAAAGTATCTCCTATTTTAGCAGATTTTTCATTAAATTGAATAACTACATTTTCTACTTCATCTCTAATAACAGATTCATTTACTATTTCATTAATAGCTTGATTTATATATGCTAATGATGATGATAATCTATATTTAATTATTAATTCATTAATAGTTGATAATGATGATTTTTCATCTACAAATTGAGTTAAAAAATATCCGCTTGATACTATAGCGTCAACATTTTGAACATCAATTTTAGGTTCTTTAAATTCTGTTGTTTCTGGTTTAGAAGACAGTTCAAATGGTTCTTGTAGTTTTTGTAATATTTCTGGTTTTAATATATAACCGAAACCACCCTTAATTTTTTCAAATAATGATTGTTTTTCATTCGCCATATTATATATGTCCTATTTGTTTATGTTTCTCTTATATTATTTATAATTACTTTCTTAGATGTTTAATAATTTCTTTTTTAACTTGTGATTCATTAATATCCTTCCATAATGGACTAATATATAATATACAATTAATAAAATCTGTGTTTTTTATTCGTATTGCTGAAGCACCTTTTACTCTTACCATATGATCAAATCTATAACATTTAATAGCAAATTGTAAATGTTTTTTTTCTATACCTGTTATTGTTTGTAGTAGTTTCCAGTTTATAGGCTTTAACGGTTCATCATTAAAGTATTTTTCTGGGAAATAATGTATTAATTTTTTTAATATAATTGCTCTATGTGTAGGTTGAATATAATGAAAATTTATACCCCAAAAATGTGTATGAGTTGTACGTAATATAAATATAATAGGAGCTTGATCAAACCATGGTAGTTTATTTTCTTTCCATAATTTTGACTTATAATATATTAGATAAAAGTATCCTATAGATGATGGTTTAATTATAATATCTAATGGAATTTGTACATTGTCTTTTACATTAATAATTAAATTATTGAAAAATTGTATAGCCTCACCTTTTGATTGATTATACGTAGACTCCATATTTTGAAGATATTGGTCTATAGTTTTAAAAGTGTTGGAAATCCAACGAAATATGTTTATAAATATGTCCATAATTACTATTATTTATGTATTTTTAAAAAGGAACTTTTTTTTAAAAAAGTATAAAAAACACTTGATTTTTTTAGAAAATATATTATATTATACAAGTAAAATAAATCATTTGAAGGAGTTAAATTATGAATGAAAACAATAATCAGTATATTGATGATGAAGAAAAAGAGTTCATAAATGCAATTAATAATAATAATAATAATGATAATGATAATAACAAAGTTGATGTTGATATAAAAATTAATTATACTTCGAATTCAGGTTATATGTTAACTGTAAAAAAAGATGTTGAATATCTATCAGATTATACTATAACATGCAAGGATGAAGATTCAAAATTAATATATGAAATGTATATAGATGAAAAAGATCTAAAAAATTTTGTAGATAAAATACAACATTATTTTTTAAAATAAGGATTAATATCATGAAATTTAGATTTATAGATCATATAAATTTTGATAAACTAGATAATTTATTAACATATGGAAAGGATTGGGCATTACTTTATAATAGATGTAATAAAATAATTACTTACTACTATTCATCAGATTGGTATAATGATATAGAACAGGGGGAATGGGTATCGTACCAATGGTGCAATTCATTATCTGATATACCTAGTAATATGAATATGTTTAAAAATAGATTTAAACAAGCATTAAAACGATATGGGTATTATAATAAACATATCATCTTATCTGAACAACAAATATATAAAAGCAAATATTATGAATATCATGATAATGAAAAAATAATGTATGGATATAATAACGAGGTTAGATCTGAATATGATGTATTAAGAAAAATTATTAATTAATGTATTTAAAATAATTAAAAGAGATTAGTATGAATAAAATTAAATCATTAAAATTTGAACAATATGATAATATGATTATAGGAAACGGTTATAAGTTTAAATGCTGTATAAAGTTGGATAATAATAAAAATATAATGTATGCTTATTATTACCCATTTGGGGTAAGTCATACATTAGTTTCAAATTATATATATCATTATTTAGATTACCCTAAAGAAATAAATATAGAACAAATTAAAAACGTTTGTAATATAAAATATGAAGATATGATTATTGAACATTTAAATAATTGGTTTTATAAGGAAGATTAAAATGAAACTAGCAAAAATATGTGTAAGATGTAAACATTGTATAAGAAGTAATAAAATATATAAAAAAACGGATATCAATTCAAAACATAATGTATATGATATTGTTGACACGTTTAATCTTTGTTGTTCTAAAACTAAACAAATAAAAATAACATATAAAAATTATATAATTGGTAAACAGTCTAAAAATGATTATTATAGATTATGTAGTGATATTAATACTAAAGGTAATTGTTTTAATTATAGATATTAAAGGTAATTATAATGACATATTATATTTGTAAACTTTCACAAGATGTTAAAAAAATATTACGAGAATATGATGTAAAAGCACCATATAATACAATACGTATACAATGTGGTCATTGTAAAGAAAATAAATGTAATTATGAAGGTAGATGTAGATTTAAAAAAGAAGGATTAGGTAATTAATGAAAATTAAATATTTTTATAGAAAAATAATTGATATACATGATACAAATGAAAAATGGAAACAATTTAAAAGTATTCAACAGTTGAAATAAATAGGAGTTAAAAATGTTTTTTATATTTGGTGATATAAATGATGTTGATAAATATAATAAGTATAGAACAAGTATAGATACAATAGAAGCAGAAAACATTGATATTGCAAAACATATATTTAAAACTAAACATTTATTTCCAGAACAATTTGTATATCACAAGTGTAGAGTATCTGAAGAAATCATTAATAACAATACATATTATAATGTAAAATCAAATTCTAAAATACCAATATTTTTAAAAATAGATAAAGATAACTACGAATTACAAGAAGAAATAACAATAACAGAATGTATTGAATATGACTATTCTTTTAATTATTCATTGAATTTAATAGAAGATAAAACAACAAAAGAACATTATCAAATAAAAGATGTATGTATTGATAGAAATACATCAATATCAAAACTAAATAAAATAGAACTTAGAACATTAAAAAAAGAAATGGATAAAACTAAATATGATTTAGAAAAAAAGATTGAACTATTAAAAAGTAATATGATAGAATTACAATCTGAAATAAAAAATAAAATTAAAGTATTAAGATTATTCGAAACATATATTGGAACACATGAAGAAGTTGTAACCTTAATATCAGGTAAAAGTTCAAAATTAAATTCTCCAATATATGTATATCAACAATTATTATATATGGATGAAGAAGTTGGAATATGGAAAAACGGTGGTTTAGATGGTAGTGAATTACATACGTTTGATGATTGGATAATGAAAAAAGAAAATTATAATAGATACTTATATCATGATAGATGTATTGTTGCGTTTAGAGTGAGAAGAGAAGAAAAGGAATATTATGGTAATATAATGTTGAATATACTTAAAAATATGGAAGACGGTAATTATAAAACATATTTTTTAATAAAAAACGGAGAAAATATATATAGAATATTTTCAAATGTTAATATAACTGATAGATTGTTTCCTCTAACAAATGAAGATAAACATATTCTTTATAATGATACTGTAATACAAAAGGATGAAAAAGAAATTAAAAAAATGTATGAAAAATATATGTATGGTCTTATTGCTATACAGGGTATTATAGATAGAACAGATGTATTTGATAATGATTTTAAAAATAAATTAAATTTAGTAAAAGGAAATTTTACTGATAATGAAATAATATTAATTAGAGATGATGAATCTAAAAATTGGTTAGATGATGGTAAATTAACATGGCATAATTTTATTTCAAAAAATAGAGAAACAATTAATGTCGGAACTAGAGTTTTATTTACAGAACCAGCAATTAGACATTTATCTTATTTTAATAAAGATGATCAATGGAGAACATATCCTAATAAAGTTCATTATCCAACGGAGCATGAATTACTCATTATTAATGATAAGATTGAATCTAAATATGATCATTGTATATTTACATTTAAATATAATCCAAAAGACACGGTAATTCCTAATTATACGTATTCACATGAAAGAAAAAAAGCAGTACGTTATAAAGTGTATAGAGATGAGTTAATAAATGTTGATAATATAACATTAGAAGAAGCAGAATATTATTTTTATTCTAGAAAGGAAAGAAAATTATATTTATACATGCTACCAATACTTGATACAATAATTACGTTTAAAAAGAAAGAACAAGAACTTGAAAATGAATTTTATAAATTAATACAATCAAAATGTAATTATGTTTCTGTAGAATTAATAAAAGAAGTTACTCAATGGTGGAAATTAAAAAACAAATGGAAAAGAGGATTGTCTTCAGATGAATCAAAAGCTGTTAGAATGATTATAAAAGAAGTTAATAAAAGGAGTCAATAATGTTAATTATTACACTTGGATGTGGAAATGCTTTTTCAACTAAGAATTTTAATCAACAATTTTTATTAATAGAAAATAATAGAAAAATGCTTATTGATTGTGGTTGGTCTACACCGTTAGCACTAAAAAACGCAGGTATTACAGTAAAAGATATAGATGATGTGTATATTTCTCATGCACATGCGGATCATGCTGGTGGATTAGAATACTTGGCATTTATGAGATATGATTGGATTAATAGACCTAAAAAAGCAAGTTATAATGATACGTATGCACCAACATTATATGGAAATAGTACTTTTATAAAAGAGTTATGGAAACATACATTATCTGGGGGTCTTGATAGTATGGAAGGGTTTAATGCAACAATAGAAACTTTTTTTAAAGTACCAGAAATTACTAATTCATTTGATTGGGAAGGTTGGAATTTTAAATTAGTACAACAAGTACATATAATGGCTGGAGAAAGTATTGCTGCAACATATGGATTATTGGTTTCAAAAGAAGGACATAAAACTATTTATTTTACTACAGATTCTCAACATTGTTCTCCAAATCAAATGACAATATTTTATAAAATGGCTGATATTATTATACAAGATTGTGAATGTACTGGAATAGATACTACTAATAAACAATTTAAATTTAAATCTGGTGTACATGCTAACTATGCTGAATTAGCGGGATGGAATAGTGCTAATGCTCCTAAATTATCTTCAGATATTAAATCTAAAATGTTGCTTAGTCATTATCAGGATTTTGTATCTGAAGGTATAGATGGTTTTGGCAATAAAGTTGATTGGAATCAATTATCTAAAGATGATGGATTTTCTGGTTTTATACATGTTGGTCAACAAATAGAAATGTAAATAAGGTTTATTGTTGAAAACAATGAAAATAATTAATAATTATAGGATAAATAAAATGGAAAAATTATATAATACAATACATAATTGCGATTGTTTGAATTTTATGCAGTTGTTACCAGATAAGTGTGTTGATTTAGTATTGACAGATCCACCGTATGGCATTGGAATTTGCTCCAAAAAATCTACTATTGGAAGTGGTAATTTATCAAAGGTAAAAGATTATAAAATACAAACATGGGACAATGACATACCACAAAAAAAAATATTTGACGAAATATTACGAATATCAAAAAACGCAATAATATTTGGCGGTAATTATTTTGTAGAAAATCTTAGTAATTCAAGTTGTTGGATAGTATGGGATAAAGATAACGGAAAAACCGATTTTGCAGATTGTGAATTAGCATGGACTAATTTTAAGAGTGCAGTACGTAAATATAAATATAGATGGAATGGTATGTTGCAAGAATATGGTGGTAATATGAAAGAAGAACGTTATCATCCTACACAAAAACCTTGGAGATTATTTTCTCAAATATTAAAGGATTATTCAAAAGAGAATGATGTTATTTTTGATCCATTTGCAGGAAGTGGAACTACAGCAATAGCATGTTTATATACTAAACGTAAATATATATTATGTGAAAAAGAAAAAGATTATGTAAATATAATTAATAAACGAATACAAGAATATTATAATGATAATATTCTTGTTGAATATATAGAAAAAAATAAAGTAATAGAAAAAAATTTATTTGAATAAAGGAATTATAAAATGAATAATAAAGATTGGACTGGAAATATTAAATCAACATATGTTACTTTGGGTGCTAGTAATCATACAAAAGAAATTAGAGAAGAAAATGATTATTATGCAACAGATCCAATTGCTGCAAAACTTCTTATTGATTGTGTTATTTTAAATAAAAATATTTGGGAATGTTCTTGTGGATCTGGACATCTTTCAAAAATTTTTATAGATAATGGGTTTAATGTAAAAAGTACAGATCTTATAGATAGAGGATTTGGTGAATCAGGAATTGATTTTCTTTCTTGTACAGAAAAATTTAATGGTGATATTGTAACTAATCCACCTTATAAATATGCAGTTAATTTTATTAAAAAAGCATTAGAATTAATATCAACAGGTAACAAAGTTTGTATGTTTTTAAAATTACAATTTTTAGAGTCTAAAAATCGTAAAAAATTATTTTTAAGTAATCCACCTCATACTATATATGTTAGTAGTAATAGAATAATGTGCGCTAAAAATGCAGAATTTGATAATTTGAAAAAAAGTGGCGGTAGTGCTATTGCATATGCTTGGTATATTTGGGAAAAAGGTTTTCAAGGAACAACATCAATTAAATGGATAAATTAAATATATTTTGATATATTATATACTTAGTTAAAGGATAGAATATAAATGACAAAAGAATTAAAAAAAGAAATTGAAAGAATTATTAAAGAACTAGAATTAAATTGTTCTATTGAAAATTTTAAAAATAATGACGATTGGTATTACATTTCACATTCTAAAAAGTTATCAGAATCATTCATTGAAAAATTTCAAAATAATGTTTATTGGGATTATATTTCAGAATATCAAAATTTATCAGAGAAATTTATTAAAAAATTTCAAAATAAGGTTTATTGGGATTATATTTCATGTTATCAACATTTATCAGAGAAATTTATTGAAAAATTTAAAAATAACGTTGATTGGACTAATATTTCAAAATTTCAAAAATTATCAGAGAACTTCATTGAGAAATTTCAAGATAAGGTTAATTGGGATTGTATTTCAGCATATCAAAAGTTATCAGAAAAATTCATTGAAAAATTTAAAAATAAAGTTGCTTGGGATTGTATTTCAGCATATCAAAAGTTATCAGAAAAATTCATTGAAAAATTTAAAAATAAAATAAATATTACAATACAAAGAATAACACATACAGAACCGTCAAGAAAAGATAAAATAAAAGATATGAAAAAATATGCAAATAAATTCAATTTAAAATTTGATGGTGAATATTTATATGCATATAGACAACATGATAAACGGAATAGAGGTTATTACAATAAAACAATTAGTTATGATAAATTAGGACGTTATGAAGATTGGCATTGTGATTTTAATAAATATGATGAAAATAGTTTTGGTTTAGGTATTTTTCCTAAAGGTAATCCTAAAGGTAATATAGAAGTTAAAGTATCAGTAAAAGATTTTGGTATTTGGATTCCAAATACCAATAAATGCAGATGTAAAGCATTCGAAATTATTGATTTGAATTAAAAAGGAGACTTTATGAATAATGAACGTATTGAAAATATTAATTTAACAACATATATTACGTTAGGTGCTAGTAATCCTATAAAAATAAAAAATAGAAAAAAAAATGATTTAAAAAAAATATATATTATGGGATATAAAGATTCTGCAGATTTAATATATAGAGAATTAATTTATAACTTTAGATATATTGAAATAAATAATGTATATGATATACATCAAATAATAAAGAATATTTGTAATAAAGTGATGATTGAATCTGATAATAATTTTGAAAAATATATTTATAGAAAATAAAATGTTGAGTTTTTATATAGTAGTTTATTATAAAATGAATATTTTATGACTAATAAAAATGTAAAAAAACAGATATAAAAAATTATAAAAACATTTGATTTTTTTTAAATATAGTATAATATATTATACAAGTAGTATTATAAGGAGGTGAAACATGGATAAAAAACAACGATTTTCGTTAGGATTTTTGGTCATAACTGCGACATTGTCTATAATCAATTTGATGTTATTTTTAGCGTCTAAAAACGATACTGCCTTATTTCTCGGTATAATAACTATTGCATTGATGTTCTATCACGCATATCAGTTTTGTAAGGAGTGACTTATGGTCAAGTTTGAAATTAAATCGCCTTATATTTATTGTTTCAGAGATTGTGAAATAATAGGAGAAAAAGTATGGAACAAGATATAAAACTCCCGCATGGTATTGAATTATTAGTTAGTGATTTATATCGTACCGAATATAGACGATTCATAAGAATTACTGAAGTGGATGGAAAAAGATTAGTAATATGTGAATCAGAACATGAAGATTATTTAGCTGACGGTACAGATGATATTGATTGTGCATGGGAACACGCTGAGACAGTAGATGTATTTAACGAAGCTGGTAATGAGTTTACGTACTGGGCAGGTGGAGAAATGCCTGTTAGCGGGTGGTTAGAAGTTGAGGTTATATACGGAGATGGTGAGAAAAAGATCGAAACTGCAGATTATTTTGCAGGACAAGAAGTCGGTTGGCACCGTTACTCGTATGACTGGATGGATGAATTAGATTGTAAAGAAATAGAAGCGTATCATATAATTGCCTACCGCATAATTGGTGGTCAAAAAATATTATAGCATTTCACACTGTGGCGGAATGTTGGTCAAATAAAAAAATGTGGTTATTAGATACTGATGGCGGAGCCACCACTCCGATTATTATAGAGAGGTGAAGCATGTTGAAAATAATTGTATATTCTAATGGTAAAGAAATTGAAACTAAAGAATGTGAAGGGTTAATAGTAGGAACAATTGATAAATCTGTCATTAACAGCAGCATATATATTCAAGACGTTAGTGGAGAAAATGTATTCAGATTAGTTTCAGATATATATAACAATATAGTGACATATTATTTTTAGAGGTGAAACATGAGAAAGTTTGAAATTAAACCGCTGAAATTTTCTGATTGGGAACGGTTGTCTGAAGAATATACTTGTTGTTACGCTGGCGCGTTTTATGGTTCTTGGGAAATAATGGAAAGTGGTCTTGAGGTCACATTAACTTACACGCGTAATAGCAATTTAGCAATACCTAGATGCGTTACATTTAGGGGAAGTTATAATGATGTTGACAAGGCAATCGAATACGCTAACCGACTACACCACATAATGATGCGTCAATACATTACGGAGGGAAAATAATGCGTAAACTACTAAAATTTTTATTGGAAAAGAATCCTTTTAGAAATAAAAATAAAATAAAAAAAAGATGGGAATTCTCCACAAATAAAGATTTATTAAAAGAAATAAAAAACGGAGTTAATACTCTAAGAAGGCATGATTGTAACTATTATAAATACATGCACAAGCAATATAAACTAAAATTGAAAACAATTAAAAAATGAATGTCGATATATCACAAAATATATTTGTCAATTTATGATACTATACATTGATGATAGGCAAGTCGGTGGGCTCCAATCATGAGAAAATATATATACGTTGATAAAAACAATGTCGGAAGAAAAATAAAATGAAAATTAATATTGAAGATGAAAAAAACAACGTTACAAAATATGTAGAAAAAACAGATATAGAAAATTGTAAATGTTTTGATTTTTTTGTTTATGATAATGTGTTATATTATTTGACTATAATAAAAAATTTAAAAACAATAAAAGTAGAAAATATTGATTATATTGAAAATGATAATATATATTATAAAAATACTTTAAGAGAATTTTATACATTAGATAAACAATATCAAAAGAAATGCTTTATTACTACACTTTTGAATTTGAACTATTTGTACAATCTTGATGGATTCTATGCTTTTAGACATAATGACTTCAAAATAGAAAAAATAAAAGGAAAAATATTGAAAATATATGATGATTATATAGATGATTATATAAAACATAAAAGCAAAAAAATATTAGAAATTCAAAAAAGAATTGGATTATATACTAATATAAACGTTGGGATGCATGACTTAGATATTAAATGTAAAAATATTATTAAATTAAAAAGTTAAAAATGGAAAAATAACATGAAATTTGAAGAAAAAAGTATAAGATGTCCTGTATGTGGTAATGAGTTAGATTATGATTATAGTGTTAGTGATTTTGGTTCATATATAATAAATACAACTAATAATTGTTCTTGTGGATGGAATGGAGAAAAATGTATTACATGTTTAAATACTTTTTGTTTTTCATGGAATAAATGTAAAGGTAAAAAAATTATAAGTAATTCGTATTTTATTTATAATGATAAAAAAGATTTGATTTTTAAAGTAAAGTAGTATATAATTGAATTTTATAACGAGTATAAATATGAAATTTAAAATTAAACCATTACAATTTAGTAACAAAATGCTATCTATATATACTGAGTCTAAAACGTATTATGGTAGATGGGTAATAGGTAATTCTGAAAATTTATATGATTCTTTATTATTTTATACAGAAAGACAAAAATTAAAATTTCCATGTATATCTAATAATATTGATTTTAATACAAAAGAAGAATCAATTAAATACGCTAATAGATTACATAAAATAATGATACGTAATTATCTTACATTATTTGATATTAATAATCAAATTTTTAAAATAAAACCCCTTTTATTAAAAAAGGTTTCAGATAATAGAGAAATAACAAATACTTTTTATGGCTTTTTTTCTATAGATAAAGATTACTATGAAAATATTGTTGTAGAATTTATATCAATCAGTGGAGTTTCTTATTTAAAATATTTTAATACATATTGTGATGCAGTAGCATATATTAATCGTTTACATAGAATAATGATTAGAATGTATCTTACAGAGGTATAAAAATGAATGTAGAAGATATTGTAAAAATATATTTAATCGATCATGGATATGATATTTTATATTGTAAAGATTGTCATTGTAAAATAGATAAACTTTTTGAAAAATGTGAAGATAATATATGTGTTGATAATATGGCGTCTTTTTATGAAAAAGGATTTTCATGGTGTCCGCCTAATAAATGTGTAGCAGGTTATTTATATAATCCACAGGAAATACAAAATGAAATTTGAATGGGAATTTTGTCCAGTTTGTAATGAGTGGACTATAATATGTCCTAAATGTGGAAATAATGTGTGTAATGGTATGTATGGTAGAAATGCTGATGGTGGTATTTGTGATGTATGTGAATTAGCACATCAATATGATCAATTATGTTATAAAACAGGTAAATATCCTAAAAGTAAACCAAAGGAAAAAACATGATTACTTATGATTATGGTCATTGTAATTTAATATTTAATGCTAATAATAATATGAATATTTATGGTGATTGTATACATGGAAAAGTTGACGAATATTATTCAGGATATGATTATCACTGTATATATGAAATCTATAAAGTAGGTTTATCTTTTGTTGCAAAAATTAAACATATATACGATGGAAAAGGAAAGATTTACATATATGAACTTAAAAAAAATAATAATGATAGTTATATGGAAACCAAAGAAGCGTGTTTTATGGATTGTTATACATATCATAAAAATATATATAAATCGTATGCGGAAGAAACACATAAAAAAGATATGGAAAAATTAAATATGATTATAAAAACAAAGGAGATAAAGTAATGAAAAAAGAAAGAAAATATTATATACAAGAACAGCATTATGCGTATGAAGAAGGATTATTAGATATGTTGAAAAAGTGTGTAAAATCATGTACTAAATGTTTGAAGTGTGTGTATTTTAATACAATTCATTATAATTGTACATCAAAATATAAATGTAAACAAAATAGAAAAATATTAACATCTATTATGAAAGTATATCTATCATTATCTCATATGTACGATGATCATACGAAAGGAAATAATTAAAAATACTAAACATATGTTATCGAAAGTTATTATTGGTTTAGAAATTTGATTTATTATATATTTTAATATATAATTGTTTAAGGATTTTAATATGACAAACATTATTGCAGAAAGTATATATATGTTATTAGTTATTACACCTATTATAGTTTTTGGTGTATTGTTTATATTTATAATGTATGAACAAGATAAATATTCATCGTTAAGAATGATTAAAATGTATGTAAATCATCTTAATACTATGACTAAAATAAGAGATGAATTATTAACGTACAGTACATATTCAAAAGAGGAAGCAAAAGAATTTTGGAATGAACTTTGTGAAATAAGATGCGATATACGACGTAAAAAGATATTGTTTAAACGCAAGTATAAAAAAGTATGATATATAAAAATAAATCATATAAATAAAAAGATGATTTATTTTTTAATATATAATTATTTTTTAATATATAATTATTTAAGGAGTTAAAATATGTTGTTATTAATTTGTTCTATTATTATAGGTATTCTTACTTTTTTTGTATATGTTTATTTTAAAAGAAAATCATATACACCTATATTTATTAATATTTTAGATTTTGCTAATCTGTGTACAAGTATATTTATGTTTATAGTTATTTTAACAATTCCATGTAGTAAAATGTTTATATCATATGATAAACGAACATATTTGCAACAAAAAGAGTATATTGAATCATTACAATATAATACTAGTATAACTGAAGCAGAAAGAATGGATGCATTAGATGATACAATAAGTTTTAATAGAATTATATTAGACCATAGACAACATATTAATTCAGTATGGATTGGTATATATTATTCAAAAGATATATCAGATTTAGAAATTATAGATTTACGATTGATACCATCTGTTAATAACAAAATACAGATTAATAAAGAATAACTATGATTTTATTTAATATTAATTATTTAAGGAGTTAAAATATGCCGAATATGATGATAAGAATTGATCAAAAAGAATTAATTAAAAAAATAGTTTCTAGTATAAAAAAAAATACTAAATTATATAGTATTATAGATGAAAATAATTGTCCTAATACAATAATTAGTTTCACAGGTAATGATATTATATTTTTTGAAGGATTTTTTGATAACTATTCAATAACTATATTTAATGGATTTGAAGATATAGTTATTAATATTAAAAATGTTTATTATAATGAAGAAGATGCTATAAAAGAATATAAATATTATTTTGATACTATATATCAATATATTAATAATTATAATGAAAGGAGTGAAAATAAAATTACTTTAAATCTTGATTTAAAAATAACTATAAAAGATTGTAAAGAATATAAAAAAGGGGGTGTGTAAAATGAATATTGAAGATATTGTTAAAAAAGATTTAATTGAACATGGAAATAATGTTGTATATTATTACGGTTGTAACTCTAATCTTTTTGAAAAATGTAAAGACTGTATAAATGATGAAAAAATAGAAAATAAAATTACTATTAATGTATCTATAACAAAGGATTAATTATGTCATATGATATTGTTCAATACAAATGTGAATATTGTGGTAAAATGTTTATTAGTATTGATGATTGTACAAAACATGAAGTAATGGATTGTACGTATAATCCTAGTAATAATGCATGTAATACTTGTAAATATCAAAAAATTGAACATGATAAATATAATGTAATTAAAAAGATAAAATGTATGAAAAATATAGATAAGAAAAATTGGACAAATAATTTTTGTATTAGTGATTGTAATGAATGGGAAATAAAATAAATGGAGTTAATAATGAAAAAGATTGCAATTACCACGATTATTCTTTGTGTGTTTAGTGTATTGTGTTTTTTGTTTAAAAAAGAATTAGATTCTATTGATAATTTTTAATTATGAGTATAATAATAATTATTATTTTAATTTTAAGTATGTTTTGGTTATTAATATATTGTTCCAACATTACAGAAGGAAATAACAATGAAATTGAAAAGAAAAAAACGAACAAAAAAAACAGAAATAGTACAAGACATGGAAGGTAGAACATTTTCAAAAGTACATTCAGTATATCCTTATGCATGTACTAATTGTGGTAATAAACAGTCTGAATTATATTATACGTATATTAATGGTAAATGGATAAAGTATTGTTCAACATGTTTCACTAATATGAAATAGGAGTTTACATATGACTATATTTGATGTTACTAATAATATTATGCATGAAAAACAGTATAGATGGAATGAATTAAAATCATTATATGATCCTTATATGATTAATAAAATATTATCTATGGGAAATGATACTATATTTATTTGTAATGAAATGAATATGTCTTCATTATTAACTAAACAAATGCAATATGATTTTTTATATTATGTAACACCTAAAAAAAGAAGATTAAATAAATATATTAAATCTGAAAAAACAGAAAGTGATATTAGTATTATAATGAATGTATATAATGTTAGTGAAAGAGTAGCAAAATTATATAGTAAGAGTTTAGATAAAAAAACTATAAATAATATAGAGGAGTTATTTACTCCACCTACTCAAAGAAAAGGTAAGAAAAAGAAAAATGAAGACATTTAATGAATATTTAGGTGAAGATGTTAAACAATTATTAGAAGCAAGTGGATATAATGATGGTGATATATTTGATTGGTTAATAGCATCAGCTGCAGGTGGATTATTTAGTTTAGGTACATCAATAAAAGACGGTATTAAGAAACATTTTGAAGATAAAAAAGAAAAAGAAAAATCTAATATAGAAGAGATTGATGAAGCAGGTAAAAGATTCGATGATATAAATGAAAAAATAACCAATGGTGAATTAACAGGTAAGGAAGCAAGAGATTTAATGCATGCTGAAACTCTTAAACTTAAAAAGAAAGGTATTGATATAGAAAAAGATGAAAGTTTGCAAAAATCTCTTCGTACAAGTGTTGAACGTTCTCACAGATTAGAACAAGAAAAACAACAAAAAGAAGCAGATGATGTAGAAACTGAAATAGATAATATTGATAGTGATTTAGAAAGCCTTAATGATGATTTAGAATATGCAAGAGATGGTAGAAGAAAGAAACAAATTGAAGATAAAATTAAAAAATCAGAAACAAAAAAACGAGAACTAATAAAAAAACAAAGTAAAATAAATGGTAATATTAAATCTCTAGATGATTCTGAAAAGAAAATGTCTAAAATTCATAAACCAGAAATAAGTAAAAAAGAAGAACCTAAGAAAGATGATTCTAAAAAAGAGGTTGAAAAACCAGAATCTAAAGAAAAAGAAAAACCTGTTAAATCTACATCAAAAGAAAAAGATGTAGACATAAAAGAATTAGAAAAACATAAAGAACAATCAATAGATAAAGAAGGTAAAGTAAAGGTTAATGATAAAGAAAAGGAAAAAGAACCAGAATCTAAACAAAAGAAAACTAAAAAAGATGTTGCACCATCTGAAACTACTCCTGAAGAAGGAGAAGATAAATATGATAAAGTAGATTTAGGTGGTATGAGTAAGAAACAAGTTGAATCTGCTATAGAAAGAAAAGACGTTACTATTAAAAAAAGACAACAAGAATATGCACAATTAAAAAATAAAGATACTAAAACAGCAAAAGAATTAAAACAGCAAATAGATAGACACATACAAAGAATGAGAGACTTAGCAAATAGATATTATCAATTAAGGTAAGAAATATATGAACAAAAAAGTATCTACTTTTATATTACAAGAAGCAAATATAGAATCAATATTATCTCAATATAACGATCAAACATCTACAACAACTACACCTGATTCTGATTCAACAAAAAAAGGTGTAACAAATGCAAATGAAGAAGAAGTAGGAACTAAAGAAACAATAACAGTTACATCTCAAGTTAAAGATCCTATAACAGGTCAAATTCCTCCTGAACAACCAGAAGTTGATAATCCTTCATTATTACCATATACTGATAAAATACAAAAAATAATATTATTATTCAAAGAATTTGGATATAGTTTATTTGATTTTAAAATAGAAAATGGTAAAAGTATAATGTATATTAATGGTATGGTACAAAACGATAAAATAAAAATAGTTAAAGATATAGCAAAACAATTAGATATTACTGTTAATATAGAACAAATAAAAATAGACGAAGATACTACTAAAACTAAAATTAATTTTGAAAATAATTTAGATGCTAATAAATTTGATGATGTATATAAAATATTGTTGAGAAAAGAAAAAGAAAAACAACAAGCTTCTATGGGATTAGGTATGATATAATATGTATACTTTTTATAATGAAGTTATTATTAATACACCTAAACCAATATTATCATCTCAATTAGAAAAAATAGGTATTGTACATGATACCTCATTATATCCTCTTTGTTATATAATAGAAAAAAAGAATAGATATTATATAGTACATTATAAAGAATTATTTTCATACTTTTCATTTATGAATTCTGGATTTATAGAAAAAAATAAAATAAAAATGATTGAAATTGATTTTTTAAAACGTAATTATGTTTTTAATTACCTACTTAATAATAATTATATACAATCATTAACCCCTTCTCGTTTTGATATATATGATAATTCAAATATAATAATTGATACTAAAAAACAATATACAATAGTACATAAAATACAAATGGTAATATAATTATGAGAGATTTTAAAATATCCGATATTGTTATTACACCTGCTAAAAATTCAGGTGCTTTATTAAATATAGATGTATTAGGTGGTGTACAATTTTGGATTAAAGAATTTGAAGTACCTGGATTTTCATTTGAAGACGGAGAAATTATTTCTGGTATTGAACATAAAATAAATACAGAAGGTAATTTATTTGAATATAAAACATTTCCAGTTACTATTATATTAGATGAATATTTTTTAACGTATTATAAATTGTATACATGGATAACATCATATAAACCAAGTTCTGATTATATACAAGGTAAAACAACCGGTAATATAACTATACTTGATAGTAATAAAAAAGAAATAATAGTAAATTTTTATATGGATGGAATATTTCCACAAGAAGTTGAAAATATTCAATATAATACGTACGGTGGGGATGAATTATCAATGAACGTTACATTTAAAATAGATTATATGTATCCAGATTTTGTAAAATTAAAAGCATTAAATTATATATAATAGTTGATTTTTTTAATAGTATAGTATATAATATTTGTATGAAGAAAAATAAATTAACTAAACAACAAATAGAATTATTTGATTTATATCAACAACGTACTGTTGAACAGCGTATTGAATGTGGATTTATACGAACGTATAGACCAGTATTAGATGATGAAGAATATAGGTTTTTCCCGTCTATGAAAGAATATAAAAAGTGGTGTAAAACGTTACCTAAATTTTTAGGAATGTCAAAATGAATAATATACAACAAAATATTAAATTAGTAAATGAAATATTTAAAAAATATAATATTGAATATATGTTTATAGGAAGAGGTGCTGCTATTATTCAAGGTTTTCCAGATACAACCCAAGATATCGATGTTTATGTAATTAATAAAAATAATGAAAGAATAGTACAAGCATTAAAAGAATTACATTTTAATATTACAGAAAAAAAAGAACAAGAAATTTTATCTGGTAAAGGTTTTATTCAATTTCTACAGCCGTTTGAATTTGATATATTATTTTATCCTGATGGTTTTAATTCATATGAAGACGCGAAAAAACATAAAATATATGTACAAAATTTACCAGTAATGAATATAGACGGTATTATAAAAAGTAAAAAAAGTGCTGGTAGATTAAAAGATAAAGAAACATTACCACGTTTAATTTCATTTAAACAATATTTGGATACAAAATGATTATTGATGAATTAACAATTTACAAAATATATCAAGGATTACAATTACATTATTTTACTAAATCATATAATGCTTGGAAATATAATTTTGCAATTAGAATTAATGAACAACAATTTAACCAAAAGAAAGAATATAAATTTTGTGGTGTATTACTTGGTAATAAAGAATTACATACAATGCAAGATTATATAGATTATTTCACGTCTTTTTATATAACAAAGGGTAAAATATATATAACTGATATGTTGAATGATGATAATAATATATATCGAGAGTTTATTAAAAAAATGAATACCTTTACATATATGGTTAAACAAGAATTTGAACAAATTAAATCATTAGCAAAAGAAGAAAACGCTATTGTATTTGATACTGTTATACAAAATAGACCATGGTTATATGATAAAATTATATATAATGATATATCATTTGAAACTATATGTGTTATTAATATTCTTAAAAATGAACAATTATTTTCTCAATGGTTAGAAAAATATGATGATACATATTTACAAAAAATGGTATCATTATGGATTAAGTATAGTATATATTTAAAAGAAAAATTTGGTATGAAAATAATAACATCAATAATTTGATGTTATTTAAATAATAGTGTATAATATTAAATTATATTAATAGGAGTTATTACTTATGGTTAGAAAAAATTGGAATGATTTTAAATCAAGTCGTACAAATCTTGAAGATTTGACGAAAAAGGTATTAGAGGTTGGTGCTGATAACAAAAAGGGTTCATATCAAGATGATAGAATTCTTAAAATTACACAGGATAAAGCTGGTAATGCTTTTGTTATTGGTCGTTTTCTTCCTGGTGTGAATGATGATGGTCCTATTGTTGATAATTATCAACATTGGTGTTCTCAAAATGGTAAATGGTTTATTGAAACGTGTCCTAAGACTGTTGATTTAAAAGCAAAATGTCCTTCATGTGAACATGCGTCTCAAATTTGGAAAAATCATAGTGAAGAAGAAGCAAGAAAATTAGCAAGTCCTTTTAACAAAGTACATAGATACTATACAAATTTCTATGTTATTAAAGATACAAATAATCCTGAAAATAATGGTAAGGTATTTGTATATGTATTTGGTGAAAAAATTTATAATAAAATTAAAAATTCTATGAAACCTGAACAGTCAGAGATTGAAGTAGGTATTAAACCTATCAATGTGTTTGATATGTTTGAAGGCGCAAATTTTATTATAAAAGTTAAAAAAGTTGGTGGACAAAATAACTATGACGATAGTTCTTTTCAACAATGTTCTCCATTATCTAAAAATGATGAAGAATTAGAAAAAATCTATAATAGTATGTATGATTTAAATGAATTTAAAGGTACTGATAAAATTAAATCATATGAAGAATTAAAAGAATTATTTAATAATATGATGTCAGCAGAAAATAATTCTACTGTGGAAGATGCTGTAAAAAAAGAAACATATTCAACATCTAAATCTTCTATTGTAGAAAGTGTTGAGGATAATACTATTCCAGAAGATAATGGAGTAGATGTATTTAATGGAACAAATCAACAAGAACAATCAACTGATGTTGATGATTATTTTTCTAATCTAAAGTAATAACATAGACACATCCACACAGAAAAAAGAGTAACTAAATAATTTTTAGTTACTCTTTTTTTATAAATAATGTTATGAAACAATCATATTTACAAAAAATAATAACTAAACAACAACTAATTCATCCAGAAAAATATATAGGTAAAATTGAACAAATTTGTTTTAGAAGTAGTTGGGAAATATCTTTTGCTAGATGGTTAGATACAAACGATTCGGTATTAGAATGGAGGAGTGAAGAAGATGTTATAATGTATACTAGTCCAGTAGATGGAAGAAAACATAGATATTTTATGGATTTTTATTTTAAATATAAAAAAGAAAATAATGAAATATGGGAAACCTTGGTTGAAATAAAACCGTATAATCAAACTCAAAAACCTGAATTAAAAGAACAATGGACTAGAAAAAGAAAAGAACAAATAGCATCTACATATATTATTAATCAAGCAAAATGGTCTGCTACAAGACAATATGTTGAATCTCAAAGACAACAAGGAAGAAAATTAATGTTTAAAATTGTTACTGAAAAAGATGTTATTTTCGGAATAAAAGAATAGGAATAATATTATGAATATTAAATTTAGTGCATTATTAGAAGAGGTATATGGCGTAAATGTAGTAGCATATCATAGAACTAAATCTGAAGATATAATATCAGGAATATTAGAAAAAGGTATTATACCTGGAGAAGGAATGTTATATGGACAAGGATTTTATGCTACATATGATTTAGATTCTCAATTAAAATCTAATATGAAAAACAAATATGGTAATATCATACTTAAAGTATTTATTAAAGCATATAAATTTCTTATATTCGATTATGATATTGCTAAAAAAATTTATAAGGATAAATATACTTTAATTGATCAATTAGAAAATATGAAATTATTGAAATATATTAAATATTTAGATGATATTAAATATTATTCAACTACATTAAAACGTTTAAAATATAGTTCTGATATTGCATATCAAATGTATAAAACAGAATCATCAATAATAAGTTCAATCAATGGAATTATTTTTACTGGACGTAATGACGGTAAAGTAATAGTTGCATATGAACCTAATGCAATAGTTCCTATGGCTTTTTCTGAAGATGATGGTAAATCGTGGAACAAAATTTCTAATAAACAAGCATTACAAAGATACTTTTTAAATAAAGAAAAAGTATTTAATAAAGAAAATATAAAAACTAAACTTACATATGAGGAATTAACTAACTTAGTTAATTCTAATAAAATAGCATTATCTAATGCTATGAAAATTTTATTTAATTTAAAAGATTATTTTTTAATAGCATCAGCTGGAAAAGATTGGAAAGAATTTGATTATGATAAAGGTTTAGACGCTCTTATTAAATTTAAAAATGGTAATATTATTGCTAATGCAGGACAATTTTGGAAAAATTTTGATTATGATAAAGGTTTAGACGCTTTAATTGAATTAGGACATACTAATGTTATTTATCAAGCAGGTGATTTTTGGAAAGAATTCGATTATAAAAAAGGATTGAATGCTTTAATTGATTTAGAAGACGGTAATAATATTTATAAAGCAGGAACTAATTGGAAAGAATTTAATTATGAAAAAGCATTAGATGCTTTAATTGATTTAAAAGATTATAAAAATATTTTTTATGCAGGAGATTTATGGAAAGAATATGATTATAAAAAAGGATTAAAATCTTTAAAAGAATTAAATAATGAATATTATGAAAGAGCATTAAAAGATTGGAAAGGAAAATATTAAATGAAGATCCGATTTAGTGCATTATTAGAAGAGGTATATGGAATGAATGTAGTAGCATATCATAGAACTAAATCTGAAGATATTATATCAGGAATATTAGATAAAGGATTTATACCAGGTAGTGGTGATATGTATGGACAAGGATTTTATGCTACATATGATATAGATTCTCAACTTAAATCTGATATGAAAGAAAAATATGGTAATATCATACTTAAAACATTTATTAAAGCATATAAATTTTTAATATTTGACTACGAAATTTCTAAAAAAGTTTATAAAAATAAATATACT